GCATGAAAGGAAAGCCCTTGAGCGTCCCACGTGATTGCGTTATTCGATTGTCAATGAACGTGCCGACTGTCTGGCCGGCCCTGCCGTTTGTGCGACGCTTCGAGTATCGGGAGAGTTCCGGACACCTGTCAAGCCTTTTCTGCAAAAAAAGCTCTCTACTCGAGAGAAATAGTTTGCCCGGGCATGCCCTGAACACCCTCTACCCCCGGATTTCGGGACCAGAAATCCTAGATCTAGGATTTCCACCATAAGTGGAACCGGGTGCGCGCAGACTCAATTCCAGGCGCGCGCGGCGCGTTGATCCAGTCTGGGAGGCTTTCCAACGTGTGCGGTTGCTTCCCAGGCGCGCGTCAGCCTGGGTTGCGACGCGTGGGCGCATAATGCGTGCGCGCGTAGGGCTTCCCCTGCGCTTGCGCGGCATCCCGGGGGTGCGTATTCTTATATCAAATCTGCAAGTGCGTAAAAATCTGTGGAAATTTCAAAATCGGGCCTACACACATGAGCACCCAAGCCATCGTCAACGCCATGGCCAACATCCCCACCTCACTCATCGTCCTCCACGCCCACGGCGACCCGCACTGGTCCACGCCCGACGGTTCCCGCACGTTCCCCCTCACCACCAACGTCACCTCCCAGATCCAAATCGACGAACCTGACGGACCCGTCACCATCGGCCGCATCGATGTCTCAGCCTGACCCCTCCCCACTCCACAACCCCGATGGCTCCTGGCGGCTCGACATCGTTGCCGCACTCCTCGACCGCCACAAAGGCCGCACGCCCGACGTCGCCGCGGCACTCGGCATCCCCAGCGGCACGCTCCAGCAGCTCATCCTGAACCATCCCGACGAACTCTCCGCCCACGTGAACTCCAAGCCGGGGCCAGCGTCCGGCGACCAGACCCGCGGCGCCATCCTCGCCGCCATCGAGTCCACCCACGGCGGCACCCCCATGGAAATCGCCAAGGCCACAGGTCTCAAATACGACGCCGTGTACCGCCAACTCCAACGCTCGCCCGAACTCCGCCAAGCCCAGCAAATGGCGCGTGAGTCCCTCACCGACATCGCTGAAACCCATCACGCCGCCGCGGTCCGCGCTGGCGATGACAAGCACGTTCTGTTCCGCCTCAAAACGCAAGGCAAGGATCGTGGATATACGGAGCGTCGAGAAACAGAAGCCACGCACACCCACGTCCACGCGCTCGACCGCGCATCCACACAAGATCTCCTCGCGGCACTCACCCAGACCACCCCCGAACAACTGCCCGATGGTGCCATCGACGCCGAGTTCACCATCGAGGCCCCCGACGGCACAGTCCTCACACCCGAAGACCTCGGCATCTCCAATGAACAGCCCTAACCTCACCCGCGACGAAATCCTCCAGGAACTCGCTGACCGCAAGAACGCCCGCAACGACCTCATCAAGTTTGCCCAATACCTCAACCCGGACTTCGAGGTCCACCCTCCTCACCAACTCATCGCGGACCACCTCCACGACATCTGGACCGGCAAGACCCGACGCCTCGCCGTCTTCATCCCCCCGGGTTCCGGCAAGTCCGAACTCATCTCCCGGCACTTCGCCGCATGGTGCTTCGGCCATGACCCCACCCTCAAGATCATCCAAACATCCTACGTCGCGGACCTCGCCGAGGGCTTCTCCCGGCACATCCGTGCCAAGCTCCAAGACCCCCTCTACCACAACGTCTTCCCCAACACCACACTCTCCACAGAGTCTCGAGCCGTGGGCGACTGGATGACCTCCGCCGGCGGGACCTACAAAGCCGAAGGCGTTGGCGGTGGTCTCATCGGCTTCCATGGCCAGATCGCCATCATCGACGATCCCTACAAGGGCTACGAAGAGGCCATGAGCACCAACGAACGGCGCAAGTCGTGGGATTGGTACACAGGCACCCTCCTGAACCGTCTGAGGCCCTTCAAGGGCGGCGGTGGGGCCGTGATACTCGTGATGCAGCGATGGCACGACAAGGACCTTGGGGGCCTTGCAGAGAGCGACCCGGAATGGACCACAATCTCCCTCCCATCCATCGCACTCGAGAACGACCCCCTTGGCCGCGAGCCCGGCGAAGCCCTCATCCCCTCGTGGCGCTCCCTCGCCGAACTCCACGACCTCCAAAAGAAGCAACCCCAGATCTTCATGTCGGCGCATCAGCAGAAGCCCATTCCCGACGAAGGCGACATCTTCACCCTCCAGGAGTTCTCGCGTTACAGCGAACTCCCTCCAGACCTCGTGTATTATGCTGCGTCGGATTACGCGGTCTCAGAACGGCAGGGCGATTTCACCGTCCACTTGGTTGCGGGCGTCTCGCCAAAAGGCCATATTTATATCGCGGACCTTTACCGGGAGCAGGCCAACAGCAAGGTCTGGGTGGATCACATGATTCGCCTCATCAAACGCTACAAGCCCTTCCGGTGGGCGGAAGAACGTGGACAAATCATCAAAGGTGTGGGGCCATTCCTGTCCTTACGCATGCAAGAAGAAGACGCATACACCATCAGAACCTCCTACACCTCGGCAGTGAACAAGGCCCTCCGCACCACTGCTATCGCAGGCATGGTCAAGGAAGGCCGCGTGTCCCTCCCCCACAATGCACCGTGGTTGGGGGATTTTGAGCATGAACTCACACGCTTCCCCGCAGGCGAACACGACGATCAAGTCGATGCCTTCAGCCTGCTGGGACGCATGCTGGGCAAGATCAAAGGTGAATTTGTGCGTGCCGAATCCCACAATCCCAACGAGCAAGACTCCGCGCCACGGCCCTTCACATTCGCCCAAACGATGGGCCGGGCAAAAGCCGTGCGAGCTGGCCGGCGTTTCCGTCGCACAGTACCTGGTGCGCCAGAGCCCCCAGTTCCCGAAGAACTCAATGTAGCCTGAAAGCGACAGAATGCCAGCATACAAACGACTTTCTGCAGAAGAGCGTGCCACACTGTGGGCCGGTGAACTCAGCGTGGCTCGAGACCACATGCGGCCGTGGTTCGAGGCGTGCCGCGTCCTGCAGGACCAATACAACAACGATGCCAGCAATCTCCGGGAGCGCGATCTCGAACTCATCACATCCGATGAGGATCAGCACACCCAGCGCATCAAGTCCAACATCATCTACGGATGGATCGACCAGAGCATCGCCAACATGCTCGACGGCAACCCCGCCTTCTCGATCTCTCCCAAGAACAAGGCTGCAATTCCGTACACCGACATGTCCCAGCGCATCGTCAACCATTACTACGACACCACCAAGCAGATCCGCGTGGACCACAGGGTGGCGCTCGACGCGTTCCTCAATCCCTACGGTGTTGCCAAGATCGGCTACACAGTGGACTTCGATGCCCGCACACAGGACATCATCCAGGACGCGACCCAGGAAATCGAAGATTCAGTCGACGAAAATCTGTTCCTCTCTGCGGGCCAGCCCATGCTCATCGCAGAGCATCACGACCACATTGGTCACATCGAAGAACACGTTGCACTCCTCCAAGACCCTTCGATCAACCCCCAAGCAGCAATCATCATCGATGAACACATCAAGATCCATGAGGTGTTCCGGGATCGGGCCCGACCCGACTCCAACGTGCGGGTTCGCAATGAGGCGCCTTTCGGGCTCCGCTGGCGCCCCGACCAGTTCCTCTGCGACGTCCGCGCCGAAGAGGGTCCGGACGATGCCCAATGGATCGCCTTCGAGTGGGAAGCCCCCCTCATGGAGGTCCTCGCGAATCCGAACTACAAGAATCTGGGAGACCTCAAACCCTCCTCACGTGTGGACGGAGCCCCGCCACGTGCCGAGGGCGACGATTGGGACCACTTCGACATGGTGCGCGGCGCTGAGATCTGGGTCCGCAACTACCCCGTGTCGCGCAACAAGTTCGCCAACATGCTCATCGTCATCGCAGAAGGCCACAAGCTGCCGCTCCGCGAGGAAGATGAGTGGCCTTACGATCTCGATGAGTTCCCCGTACAGGTCCTCTCGTTCCAGCAGGGCGTTCGCACATGGTACAACAAGCCGCCACTGCTGCTCGCCGGGGCCGACACTGTTCAGTCCCTCACCAATGAGATCCTCGACAGCTTCCTCTACATCGCACGCAAGCAGAAGAACATCTGGCTCTACGATCCACAGTTCGTAGACGAGGACACGCTCCAAAACATCCTTGATGCGCCAGACGGCTCTATGTTCGCCGTGAAGGGGCTCTCGGACCGCGAACACTCCGGGCGCATTGTGATGCCCCTGCCATTCCACGCCGTGGCCAGTGAGCGCCGCGAGCTTATGCAGGTGGCCCAACAATCTCTTGACCGGGCCGCAGGCACCCCCCAACCCGTACCACTGCCGGGCACCGAGTCCGCCACAGAAGCCTCCATCCACGACCGCAAGAACACATCACGTGAGAATTTCCGCAGCAACCTGCTCGCCGAGTTCCAGGTGGGCAAGGCCCAGAAGATGTGGCAGCTCATCCTGCAGTTCCAGCCACCCGACATTGGACTCATCGAGGAAGGTGCCGAGGAAGCGGTCAACATCACTCCTCAGATGGCTGAAGGCCAGTACCGCCTTGCCATGGACATCTCCTCACAGTCCAGCAACCTTGCTGTGGAGCGCTCACAGGGCATGGATCAGGTCAATCTGATTGCCGGGCTCGTACCGCTTCTGCAGCAGACATACCAAGTCGTGCCCAACCTTCCCGAACTCCTGCGCCGGCTCCTTCGACGCGGGTTCCGAGATCCCGATGCGGAGTCCATCATCCCGCAGCCCCCACCGCCACAGGCGCCCCCTGGCGCGCCGGAAGGTGGGCTTCCATTGGGACCTCCGGGACAGGAGATCACTGATCCTGCAGCACGTGTGGCCCAAGACCAGATCGTCGCAGGCCGCCGAGATACCGAGATTGGCGCCGCCCAGCCGGACTCCTTCAACCGCGCTACACCCAACGAGGGCAAGCAGCTCGGAGACGCACAAACGGCATAAAGGGCTTTCACAATGGATGCAATGATACCAGAGTTCCTGCGGCAGATGATCTCCGATGGGGGTGACCCTGGCGGCCTCCATCCACAGGATGAACTCGCCGTGATCGAAGGCAAGCTGCGAGAGAAATCTCCCGAGGATGAGGAAGTGGGGAATCTCCTTCGCCGCCGGCGCCGCCTCAACAAGCAAGCCTGCATTGAGCGGCTCATGAAAGCTGTGGAGCGTG